CCCAGACGGTGGTGCCGCCCAGTTCAAGTGTTACGAAAACACAAAATCCGTCGTGCTAAACGAACGTCATGTCCCGGACCCACAAGCAAAATCCGGTGTCGCTCACGGGCAGAACTGTACATGCCGCATGTGTCGACTGCAGAAAACACGCTGTGATCACAACCAAGCGGCCATGCGGCCGATCTTGTACACAGCTGCGCCAGTGTTGGCGACTTTCTCAACGATGTCAAGAACACCAGGCAAGGCGCTATGAGCACGTTGAAGATTCCTCTCCCAAGCATGGTCGCTCGTCACACCGTGGTGGGTGTGCGACGCGACGGCGGGGTTCGCGATGTCGAACCTGACGCGCCACTCAATGGACACCAAGATCGACAAACTAGCCCCGTCTGGATTGTACACAGCCATGGGCGCCCAGCCACTAAAGCGTGGGGCCCCGGTGCCGCTTGCCAATCCCCAACCTGACATAGGTGTAAAGGCCTCAGCGACGGGCTCCATGGGCAAGAACTCTGACACGTCAGCCATAGAGAGTGGAAACGAATCCATCTGTATGCCGCGCAGACTGAGCTTACCGGCGCTCATCAACCTAGGCCTAAAGTAGGACACAACTTGCTTGCCAACGTCCTCCCAGGTGCGAACATCACCATACAAGTCCATGCGCGCTGGTACAACAGCGGCAGCAAGCTGGCCGTCGGCATTCTGAAGATTGCTCTTGCCCATAACCTGGCAAGAGATGGCTGCCGGACAACAAGTGAACGTAGAATTCAACCGATTCTCCACGTCACCACCCGGAGGAGCGATGACCTGAAACTTCGTGGAAGGTGTGTTATTGATCACGCCGCCCGCGCCCGTAGACTCGGCCATGACGATGTTGGACCAAAAATCACCTACATTAGCACCGCCAGTGCGAGCTGTACCGACCATGATGAACTCAGCACTTGATGTCAAGAGCGCTGAAGTACGCACCACGGTATACGGCCCCACTGCGCGCGGCAAAGCTGCATGAGCGCTATTGAAAGCGTCCCAGCATCCACTCGGTAAAGCTAACGACCTCGGAATAGATGTACTCCCAAAGGCCTTCGCCACTGACCGGCCAGTCCCTTGCGCCAACACCTGATCCGCAGAAGATCTGCGGCCAGTGGTTGAGGCAGCCTTCTTCTGCTTCTTGCGCTTGAGGAGGGGCTTCTTGACCTTGAAGCCTTTCGCCATGTTGAATGACGATGATTGTTTTCTGAGTCACGGACGCCAGAACCGCGACAGCGATATCGTAAGTAGCAGTGAACTGCGCGTTGCACCTTAAGCCTAATGGCTGCTACATCTTAAAAAGGCCCAAACTGTGCGTCACACCGAGGACTGGTGTGTGGGCGTAATATGAAAAAGGATCGCTTGCCCGCACAGACAAACGATCACGTACGAAAGAAAGTGCTCAGGATTCGGTAATAAGTGGGTGTAGCCACATACGAGGTTCTCAAAACCGTAGACATTTTGTGGTAAGTCGCTCACTCTGCAAGCCAAACAGACGGCAACCAGGTCGTGCCAGGAAACCCTGACATCGCCATGACGGAGGTATTCTGCAAGCGGAACATGTCCACTAGCGTAACCATTAGGCACCCGAGCGGGATACTCAGACGCCACATCCACTTGCTGTAAAAATACTTCACAAGCTTCGCCGGCCTACCGCCACACCAGACGACTTTCACTGGGGCTCTCCAACCCCAAACCCAACCAAGAAGGCAAGCCGCCGCCCTCACCGTAAACCGTGCCAAGGCTCCCAGGCTCTTCACCGCGCAGACACCGCGGCTACTGAGGCATAAGGGTTCAAACCGACGGACCAGCTAGACATTATCGTCGGCCGCGGGCAAGGCATATAAGCACCGCGCGCCCCCCAAGAAGGGGAGCGAATCTATCACATGCGTCAGACGTCCGCACTCCATCTTGCCTTACGCTGACGAGCAACAACGCAAGTGTGTCTGATCGCACCCGGGCCCCACGCGCAAAGGTACCGCCCGGTAACAAATTACCCAAGAAAAATGGGTGCTCTCATCAAATCCCGAAACACAACATTAACGGCCCTCTCCAAGGGCCACGGTCCTAACCAAGGACCGATGAAACTAAGACCGCCAGCTGCTGGGCAGCATGCAGGCTAAATCCCTGCCATGCATTTCCAGCGTGGTGATGCCGCACATGCAACTGTACTCCTCCAAAGTAAAATCGCCAGCGTGCACCCTTGCCAACTCCGTGTAATCGCTGCCGCCATCAAGAAATGGCTCAGGCTCAGGAACGTTATTCAAGATCTGCTCCTCGGTTCCGACCTCACCGTACATCTTAATGTAGATGTCACGAAGGATGCCGTTACTACGCCTCACACTGCCGCCCTTGGCAATGTGGTCGGCACGCATAGCTGAATAGAATGCGTGCATGGGTTGAAAGTAACGGAATTCATTCATCATACAAGTCGCATACACTGCAACCGATGGGTGAAATTCTTCGTCGGGTAGGTCGCAGGACGAACAAGGTTTGTCTTGAATAACACGCTTGATCTCCGGAAACATTACAGCATTCGCACCTTGCATGACAACCTTGCCGTCTTTCAACAAGCAAGTGTATCCTACAAACTGAATGCATGCGTAACCCTCGTTGCTGGCGAACTTGAGTTTGGCGTTCCAGCCATAATCCTTGAAAAACTCCTTGCACAATCGTCCATTGTCCAAGGCAAGGATGTCCTCATCAGTTCCACCGAGGGTGTCGTCTCCTTCGAATGCGAGATAGGCATCATATTTCCTACCGTCGCGAGCGCTGACGTAGGTAAATTTCTTGCCTCTGTTCCTAATCAAGCTTTGGACCGCTGCTTCCACTTTGCCGGGCTTTACCATCAGGGTAAGCCATGCCAACAAGTTCTGAAAGAAATTGCCGCTTGAAGTCACACGGTCTCCAGACTCCCGCATGGTGCGGGGAAGACTCAACTTCAATGTGCATGGGGCTCCGGCAGCATCGGTATAACGCAGAACCCAGGTGCAAGCCTGAGTGCGTGCATCAATGACTCGGTGGCAGAAACCAGTGTTATCTGCATCTGAGTCAATGTGGCCCAAAATGTGCTTGAATATCTCACATTCTGCTTTCTTCAAGCGATCATAGATGCCGAATTCGAATGCGGTGAGATCATTCTCCATCTTATTGCGGAACGCGCTAAGATTGGTGAAAATCTCATTCATTTTCGCGTTCTTTTCCTCGTGTTTGACACACGAGTGCGGAAAAGTGTGAAACATCACATCCTCGAAAATGGCCGCAGTCTTTGCCATCCCCCAAATCCTCGCATTGCCGTGGTTGGCAATCGGGCGAGGTTTGTTCTTCTTGGTCACCTCCTTCTTCAAGAAGGCGTCGACAAGAAGAGAAAAGGGAACGGTCTCGTCGCCTGTTGCGTTCAGGGCGTCGATCCACATCTGTGCTTTCTGTTCCTCCGTTCTGTTCTTTGGCAAAACATCGGTGGTCTTACATATGTACTTTTCCGACGCCAGGATCCTATCCTTTGTGAAGAGATGCTTCTTCAACGCAGCGACGGCCTCATCAAAAGCCTTGGATTGTTCAGGTGATAAATCAGCCACACCAACGCCGGTGTTGCGCATGGCTTCCGCGGAGACCAAATTCTCCGGATCGTTGTTGAACAAATACTCCTTGACTTCCGAAGTCTTTGGGAATCGAAAACGCGCTGTGCGTTCGCCGACATCCCCTGAGGCAGTACGGTTATCTTGCACGTGTTCACCATGCTCACTGTGAACCACTGAGGAGTGCAAGAGGGAGCCCTCAACAAATGCTCCCATCTGATCGTCGATTTCTGTGGCCTCTGTGGCTAAATGCTCTAACCCCGGCGGTGGTGCCACGGGTGGACTGGGTGGCTGCACGTTGGGCCTCGAAGGTCCCTGCGTGAGCCGCAATCCTTGGAGGTCTTCGTCATCCTCCTCCGTGTCGTTGTCGCTCGCAACGGCGTCGTCAGGCTCGACGGGCTTGTATCGCGTCCACGCGAGACCGCATTCGTCAAGTCCTGCTGCCAATGCTCTATTAGGCACTTCGCCGCCAAACAGAAATCCGTAACATGTCATCGCTGGCATGCTGCATGAAACCTCGTCCATAATTGCAGCAGCCCCAACAGTGCACAACGCATAAGCATAGTCCTCAGCATGCTTACC